CTGCACCCGCTGCTGTAAGTGAGGGTGAAGGTTCCGCTGGTAGCGATAGCGATCGCGGAGCCCTGAACGTAGTAGTTGCTGGCGACGTTGATCGTTCCGGCTCCTTCATCGCCACCGGTGGGGTTGCCGATAGCAACGCCACCGTCGCCATAGAGACGCAGGTATTGCGTACCGCCACTCGCGCTGTTGATCAGCAGCGCGGTGTCGGAACTGTTCGTGCCAGCATCGATGACCTGACCGAACGACAGCCCGGTGTTGGTGCTGCCTTGTAGCTGCTGCGCGTAGTTGCTGTCCGGGCCGGTGATGACGAAGGTGGGGTTGGCGGAGCTAGACGGTGCGCCGACAGTGACGGCGCCTACGCTGGAGATCGTCAGGCGCGCCCCGCCGTTCGTCGTCAGCTGCAGCGACCTTGCGCCGTTCGTACCGATATTCAGTGCATCGGTGGATTGCGTCAGCAGGCTCCAGATGTTGGGGAAGCCACCGATGCCGTAGCCGAGCAGCAGGCTGGAAGCCGCGCTGGTCGAATTGGCCGCATAGACCGCCGAGCCGTTAAGCCCATTCGTAGTGAGCGTAACCCCACTCGTCGGCGCGTTGATTGTTACATTACCAGACGAGTTAATATTAACTCGACTATTCGTACCCCCTGTACCTATCTGTAATCCATAGTCGCTGTAGATTAATCCCTGGGCTCCCGACAACCCATTGGTCAGTACAGAACCCGAGTAAGCACTCGACGTAGTTCCGACATGCAACCCCAAAGAAGAGTTGTTTATAAACAGGCTATTGAGCCAAGCCCCCGTACCAGCAGACGAATTCTGTACAGACAGATTACTCAGTCCTGCCGCATTCGAAGCCGCTAGGGCTAGGTTGGTAGAATCAATCCACGCTAGTACCTGGGCCAGCGTCATCTTCTTAGTTACACTAGTCTGCACCACCGGGAACACTTCAGTTCCAGTAGTCGAAGTACTGGCCGCCGGTAGGGTAGAGATAGGTACCTGTGCTTGAGCTATGCCGCAAAGCAGCAATAAGCTTAATCCTAGAATCTTCTTCATAAAGTTCTCCTAAATACTAACGTTAACCTGAGCTGTAGCAATACCACCAAGGCTTGAAGTTACTGTAACTTGTAGTACTCCACTAACTGGCTGAAAGCCGTCTGCAGTCCAGGTCAACGGGTAACCATCAGCTGTAACTATTATGCTATCCGCAGTCCAGATCGTAAGTATGCCATAGAGTGCAGTCGCACTAGCGTTGGGAGATTCAATAGTTATATTGTCTCCGCCTGAAAGCCAAGCCCACTGGAAGCTCGTCGGAATTATGTACGAGGGTATTAGGGCTACAACTGTTCCTTCGTAAGCTGCCGTTTCCGTCGTTATCGGACTACCGCCTTCCGTGTACAGGATCTGCCCAGATTCAGTTAAAAGATTGACCGAGGTGGGCGGTAGCACCATCGGGCTAGGACTAATGACTACTGGAAATGTCAGGTTAAAGGAAGTAAACAGGATCTGTTCCGTTTGTGCCCACGGAACTCCCATGTTCTCCTTAATCCCTCTGGCAAAATCCTGAGGCTGCCTAGGTTCGTTATGCTCAGGACAGCGATAGAGTCCCTGCCAGTTTCGAACCAGTTGCGAAGCCTTGCGCTTCCGCCCGCACATTGAGCAGGCGGCATTATAATCACCTAGTACTAGGTAATCAGCTTGGCCCTTGACTGGCCCGCCCACTAGAATTCCATCCCCAGTGCGATCTTGTGCTTTTGCAGCTTAGGCAGGTCCTTCTTCAGTCTCTGCCCGACATCAGTCCTGTACATCAAGTTCGACGGTAGTTTCAAGGACTCCGCCACAGAATAAGCAGCATCGCTAGCACGACTAACGCTGTTACCCACTCCGAGAGCAACCAGTGGGAAATTGCCTGCAGTGACCGTCGTAGGTAGGTTAACAACCTTATCTCCCTTAATCGTAGGCACCACCCCAGCTTTGACTTGTTGCCAAGCTATACTAGGTAAGTTGTCCTCTGTGACACCGTAGATAGGATAGTCTGCCCAATGATCCAGTGGATCCTTAGGCCGAGTGTCACCGGGGCCACCTCGAGGAAAGTCACCGTGCACCAAAGCAACACCGACAGCAACATCTTTAGATACTTCCAGTGAATCCCTTCCGTTGACTAGATCTGCCATCCACTCTACAGGATCACCTTGGATCACCGCTTGGCGGATACAAAAATCTGGCCAGCCTAGCCTCATGGTAAATTCAAGCGGTCCAATTCTCCCATCCTTGGCAACAATGCAATTAACTGCACAGTCTCCGATATAATTAACAGCGTGTAGATAATCACCCAAAGGCTCAAGGATATCGTCAAAAAGTTTCGACGAACGAACGTGGCGGATGACTGTGCCCATTTCTCCAGTGTTCTCGCCCAGGTCGCCCACCAAGAACTTCTTGTGCTCAAACGACTCTTCGAGAGCCGCCGACCAGCCGCCCGGTCCAAACCACGCTGCGATTCCCACTTCCACCCCATCCATTTTCTCCTGCATCATGAGCTGGCCTTTGAACAGCCCCTGGCGGTCCCAGCGTTGCAAGGTAAATATGGCATCGTCGGGAGATCTTGCCACATAGGTCATGGCTTTGTCAACAGTTCCGCCCCAAGGCTTCATAGCATAGGCCTTGCCAGTTTTGACAATCAGGTCTATGGCTTCGTTAGCCGACGAGACTATTTGATAGGGAATGATATCTATGCCGTTGGACTGGAGAATCTCCTGGCCCTTGCCTCGATCTAGTTCTAATTCTGCTGCCTTGTCGTTGGTGCCGAAGATGGGATAGCCTTTGCCAAAATAAAAAGCAAGGCGGTCCCTGGCGACGGTATTGCCTATCAGCACAATCAGTTCAGCCCAGTCCATCTCGGCTTCCCAGTCGTCAGACTTAGCCACCAGGCCAGAACCGTAGAGCCGCTGCTCACCGCCCGCATGGGGTGGCAGGTAGTATCTGACGATATGCCCAGCGTTCTCTGCCCTAATGGCCAGGTCTACTCCGCAACCCTCACCATCTAGATCAAGGACTAGGAGGCGCATAATGCCCTCGCAGGTGTTGCTTGTTGCTCAGACTAAGGTAGGATTCCCGCTCTTCTGGACTCATCTGGTCCAGCAACAGCTTTTGTTCTTCCCAAGGCAGGCGTTGGAACATCCATCCACTAGGCGGTCCGGCGCGATTCAGGTCTCGCATCAGCTGGCGCTGTTCTTTGCCGGACAGGTTGAACTCGCTAGACAGTTGGTCGAGCTTCTCTCCGATGGGCTTGCCATTCAGGTAGTCCAGTCTCAACTGCGAAAATGCCTTGGACCTAGCCAGGCGATCATAGGGTTTTTCCTGCGGCGCTACAAACCGCTGGTAGGAATCCTTGATTCTACCGACCGTCGCACTGTCCGTCATATAGGCAGGCGCAGGGGTGAATCCCGCTATAGCTCTAAGCTTAGACGGTAGGTCCCCTTGCATAGACTTGAACGCAATCGGCTCCAGGTCTGACATCACGTAGGCCAAGGACTCGGCAATCCTCTGATACGCAGGGTCGCCGGGATTCCGAATCTCCTGGCCAAAAGAGTTAACCCCTCGGCCTAGTTCGCTGAACAACCCTATAATCCCTGAAGCCTTGGACATCACCAGATTACCTAGACCTGCCATCAAGCCCTTGGCTTCAACATGCTTATAGATGGATTGAAATTCCCTCGTATAGAACATCGTGTTGACGCGGGCTGGCTGACCGTCAGGTCCTACGTCGCCAGTCCTAGGCAGGATGTAATCGGTCAACGACTCTGGCGGCTTCCCGGTCATTGCCCAGGTAAGTAGTCCTCCATATCCCAGTGCTGTGATCGTGTAGATCGAAGCGAACAGGGCTCGGTCCAGCTTTCCCTGCCGGATCGCCTGCATCTTATCGCCTCGGACGGCAAACTGACCCAGATCCAGTGTTCCACCACCATATTCCCGAAGAAAACCCAACTGCCAGCCAAGTGACAGGGTGTTAAGAACCGCGAGATCCTTCGCCCATTTCTTCCACAGGAGAGTCTCATAGTTCATTTCACCATAGCGATTATCGACTGACTGGGCTATCCGGCGGAACGCCTGTTGGCGTCTCAGACTATTATTCATCAACGACGGATCGGCCTTGATAGCCTCGCTCACATTCTTGATGTAAGACGCAGCCTTGAGGTTAGGAATCCAAACCTTGAATATCGGTGCTTGCATTCCCTCCAACAAAGCCCAAGGCGCGTGCCAGACCGCCCTCGCACTAGCCAGGCCATCTCCATCCCTAGCATTAGCTATGGCTTTCCTGAACTTCGTTATGGCGCCGACTTCCCAGTGCTGGTCCATAATCGGTATGAACCCGCCTTCAGACATGAACTGCAGGTTCTGTTTGTCCGCCGCAGTCAGGTCTTCGTACCCAACCTTGCCTAGCCAGACATCTACTATGTTCTGCCCAAACCTAGCATTCTGCCAGGCATTAACAAACAGCGGCGCGGCCTTAGCAATCGAAAGGCCAAATTCTATTGGCGACTGGGTTCCCGACAGCATCCCCTTGGATGACAACGCCACCATGTCTGCATTCGCAATATGCGCGACGTGTCCTGCGTGGAATAAGCTAAACCCTAGGCGCAGCGGGACAACAGTATTCTTAACAGCCATCCCGCCACGAAACGCAGAACCCAGTAGAGATGTGTCAGCCCAAAGGCTCTTGGAGTCAAAGGCATTGAATAGAGGTTGAGCCGCTTGTTGATGGATAAAGTACCAGTCCCCATTAGGCGACCGCCGCATTACAGAAGGGAACCTGGTCGAGAAGTTCTTGACCCCCGACGGTTTCTTGACCGCGAGGCCGAAATGATCTAGTTGTTCGAGAGCCTCAATCTTAGACACCGCGATGTCCGAGGCTTTCTGCCGCGCCAGCATGATGTCCTCTGGGTTCCTAAACCTAGGCACAAACCCAGCCTTGACCGCCTCTTCGTAGAGCGAAAACGTGCGGTCCTTGGTGAACTTAGGATCCCCCCACTTAGTCCCAAAGGTCTGATCTGCCCATTGCCTAACAGCATCCGAATCTTCGAAGACATGAAACAGATAGTTGTCTACCGGATCGTAGAGAATCCCATGATCTATGTCTTGCATAAAGATCATGCCATTCCAGTGTCTGTAAGTATCAGCAATCTTGGCTAGTTCAGGATCATCAGCAAACTTATCGCCCTTCTCAAACCTGGAAATGAACTGATCTACCGACGACAGGCGGGCTTCCCACCACATTCGTCTAGGTTCAGAATTACGCACAAACATCGTAGTCGAGCGCACACGATCAGCAATCGCCTTAGCCACCGAACTAGCTGCTAGTTTAGCCCTAGGCCCCAGGGCTTCGACATTGACTGTTTTCAGTATGTCGGTATACCAGCTCTCAAGCTTGGCTTGGGCCTTGGTGATCTGGGCTGGCAGTAGCTCGACAGCCCCCCGCAGGGCCTCGCCGGTCATTTGCCTAGCCGCTAGAATCTTCGGTCCACCAGCTTGCTTCTTGGCAATCTCACTCCCCAAGAACATGGATTCATGAAGTAGTGGGGTAGCTCGGGGATCTTTAATCCCAAGCATTTGTCTGAACAAGTCGGCTAGGTAGTTGAAAATCTTAATCGATTTCCACGACGCTGAAGCATAGGCTTCCGACCTAGCGAGGAAGTCTACAAACCTAGGATTGGACTTGAGTTCACTCAGGAACTCTCTGTTATTAGTCAATCCGTAATGCACCAGCTTACCAGCCTGCTGCGCTTCTTGCATTCGTACAGCACGAGTTCGGGCTTCGTTCAAGACTTTGTCCAGGCGTTTAACTAAAGGCGAGTCTGGATTCTGCCTTACATACTTGGCGGTAGCCGCGTGCTCTAGTTCGTGAATTGTGGTGTGAAAGGGAGAGTCGGCGGTTTGCAGACTAACATGAATCGAATGTGAGTTATGGTCATAGAATCCAGCTATTGGATCCCCACTTATACTTTGGGCCCACTCAGGCAGTTGCCATGCAATATGAGCCTTGACATCACCAACGTTCTTTCGCAGTCCCTCGATTACCGCCGTCCAAGCATCAGCACCTTTGATCGACTCGGTAATGGTCTTGAGCTGGTCTAGAATCTCACCACCAGTCGTGGGTTTGCCTTCCTTAGCATACTTCTCAAATATAGGCACCGCCATCGTATCTATAGCAGTATGCACCGAGTAAGCCTGCATCAGATTAGTCTTCGGAGCATTGACTACCGCTGCGGGCTCCGCTACCATCGGCTCGATCATTTCTCTAGTAGCCTGACGTACCCCCGCCTGGGCTTGGGCTAGTGTAACCTTGGGTTTGATTTCTCCAATCTCGACCTTGGGCTTACCTACGACAGGATTCAATCCCTGGGCTCGGCGGTTGGCCCTGATCGTCGCCTCCATCTCCTCAGGAGACAGCTTTGGCAAAGCCTCGTAGGAACCAGGCTCAGGCAGCGGGGCAGGTTCTTTCGGCCCTCCCAGGAGCTTGCCTTCACCTAGCATTAGCCCCGCGCCAAACGCTTGTTCTAGGCCTGCGTTGATACCTTCGACTGTCTGCTGAACATCGGCCTTGTGAACCTTCCAGTCAATCCCTTTAGGATACTGCCTAGCGACAGGTACTCCAGTAACCTGCGCCATACGCTTTTGCTGCGGGGTAGGTTCGACATCAGGGGCTGCCAAGTGGTCAGACACCAGTTGGCCTAGCTTCGTTATACCTGCTCTTATAGGCTCTAGGATCCCAGTCCTGCCGGCGGCTTCCAGTGGAGCTTGTGCAGCACCCAGAGCATCATTCAAGCCTTTGAGAGACAGTAGCAAGCCTGAGATAGAATCTTGGTGGGATTTAGACTTAGTGACATCCTCACTCAACGAATCTGCATAGGCCTTGGCGGTTTCCTTGTAGTTCTGCCAGTAAGGCAAGACCGCCTTAGTCGCAGCATCCTTTAACCCACCGCCAATAGTCTGTAGTAATGAAGGTGCCGGCGGTGCCAAGCGCTTCTGCATCTCCGCCAGCGGGGTAACTCCACCACCAGCAGCGGGTGGCTTAGAGACTCTAGGGGGTTTTGTAGCCGAAGCCTGTCCCTGGCTCTTAGCCACCCGCTGCTGCATTTCTTCGAGTGAAGTACTCAATCTTCGTCCTCGTCGTCAGGTTCATCTTCGCTCGACGAATCCTCGTTCAAAGCATCTCTGGTTTTGAACGAAGAACCATCCCATAGCTGAGGAACCATATTGCCTTCCGAATCTGGGGCAATGTACCAGCGGTTGTCTTGGAGTTTCTTCAGGTCTTGGGGAATGGGTAAGGCATTAGCAGGATTACCGCCGACCGACTTATCGATGGGCGACAGCCCAGACCAGTTACCGCCCTTCCTGCTCTCTCGGTAAGCCTTGTCTAGAGCTTGCTGCTTAGACATCCCGGGATTAGCCGCCAGGATATCCTTGGCATTAGACGCTACCTGCGTGGCTTGCAGCCTAGCTTTGGCCTTGTCGGCGTCCGACCGCGACAGGTCAAAGTCCTCAGTAGCGTGCTGCATGATATAGTTAATGTCAGTGCCCTTGGGTAGTTCTGTATTCCCGCCGGCCTTGCGCAAGGCGGCAGTCCTAGCTTCACTCTCCTCAGTCCTAGCCTTCTCTAATGGAACCTGCGCTTCATCTCTCTTAGCAGCAGCCGTACTAGCCTTAGCTCGTGCTTCAGCCGCCGCAGTTTCCGCCTTCGTTTTGTTGTCGATAGCAGCGTTTCGGATGGCGTCAATCTTGCCTTGGTCATACTCCTGCCCCTGGAGTTGCATCATGACCTCTCGCATTTTAGGATTCTGCGCTTCGTCCGGGTGCTGGATAGTGAACTGGTTCACCGCCTCCTGCAGCGAGGCATGATCATGCACACCTTGGAGTGCATTCGCAGCATCTGCCCACATCTTGCTGTTTCGGGTCTGGGTAGCTTCGACAATCTTGGAGTGATTCAGTTCCAGCTTGCTGGCTTTGTCTACAATACTAGCGGCTTGCTCTGGGGCGACCGGCGCAATAGCTGAGGCTTGGGCATAGAGCTGATTCGCGAGTCCTTCAATAGGATCAACGCCACCACCACCGCCGCCGGCTGCCCCGAATGTCTGTGCCTCTGCCAGGCGCTTCATCATCATCTGCTGTTGCTGAAGCGCCAGTTGTGACTGCTTAAGATTGGTCTCCTTCTGTTTTATATCTACCGCACCTTCCTGCAGAGCCAGCTGGCCCATCTGCATTTTAAGGTTCGTTTCATCAGCCTGTTGTTGGCCAGACTGAAAGCCCCAGAGTTCACTCATCCTGGTCCGAAGCCTCCGGTAACGCCAATCATACCACTACCAGCTCCGATATACGGAACGCCTGGGCCTGGGTCGTAGGTTAGATTCCCGCTCGAATCCACAAAGGGCTGGCCAGGTCCCCACGATCCTGGGGAGCTAGTCGGGGCAAAGCGGTTAGCAGCGTAGCCTAGGCTGGCCAACAAACTACCAGTCTGGTTGAAGCTATTGTTCTGAGCATTGATAGCATTCGTACCAGCCCCAACAGCATTACTACCATAGGCCGGTGCGTTGAATCCCGCCAGGCCTGCCAGTAGTTGAGCTTGCTGGTTAAAGGTGTTCATAGCATAGCCCTGACCATACTGGGTCAAGGCGGTAGCTTCGTTCCCCGATCCTAGGAATCCACTAGCAGCCATTTGGCGCGCAACTGCTTGAGCACCCTGGTCGAAGTTGAACTTGTACCCAGGCAAGCTAGTGACAGACGAAGGATTGTTGATTAAGTCCTGGAGTTGCTTAGCGTACTGCTGCTGCTCCCCAAACTGAATCTGCTCCATCTGCAACTGGCTACCGGCTGTCTTGTTAGCCTGGCTTTGCGCACCAGCCTGCGAGCTAAGCTCATAGGCAGTACTGCCAGCCGTAACGGCCAGCCCGGCGGTAGCGATGATCGTTGATACTGCCCAAACCATAATTAATCCTTGCTCAGCAGAATCGATTCTGCATAGAGCTGGTTATCTACCTGAGCGGCAATTAGTTTGCCTCTGGATAAAATCTCATCCGCCGGTTCGACTACAGAAGCCTCAATGACATCTATGTCAGTCTCACCGTCGGGATTAAGAATCCATGCCTCCACAATGATATCTGTCTGGGCTATCGCCACCATGCGGTCGCCAGGGCGACTATGAATCCTATCAGGAGCCTCGTAGTACTTCTGGCCTACCTCAAACAACAGAACAACCTTGCCTTGGATAAGTTTCAAGATATGTCCGTCGATATGCTTTCTGCCTATCAACCTAGTACCGGCGGGTAGATACATGGTCTTGACATACCAGATGTCTTGGAAACTATGCGTGACCAGCGGCGACGGTCCTTGTACTATCGAAGCCTTGTAGGCAAGATACGCTACCTTGTCGTCCCACGACAGGCCTCTGATCTTAGGTATACAGGCCAAGGGCTTGTTCATGTTGCAGCTACCTGTGAAACCACTACACCATTGACGAAGGTCATCGAGCCATTCGTGCCACCGCCCGTTAGCTTGGCGGTGACTATGGTTCCAGTATAACCTTTAAGCAAGGTCTTGTTGAGCAAGGCGTAGACAGCGTTAAGCCAGTTGAAAAAGTATCCAGTCTTCCTGCCATCAGAATCGACAATCACACTAGAACGATCAGGCGGCCAGACAGTTTGACTTCCAAAGCTCATAGAGTTCCAAGGTCCATTTGCAGGTCTATAGACGACAACCTAAAGGGCGTCGGGCAGCGATGCTGGAAGTGATAGGCTCGCCGGCGGAACGACCCATTAGAAGGTAGAATGGGGGTCTTGAGCGAGAGGTCTATGGTTCTAAAGTTAGACCACTGGGTTGAATCGTAGTCGTCCTCGTTAAACCTGGACTTCAATGTACTGCCTGGATACTTGCTAGCGTTGAAGAACATGAAGTTGAGTTGCTTCCTACGCCTAGTACCGCCGTCGTAACTAGGGGTGTAGATGTCCACAGTCGGAGCGGCATTGGTGAAGTTAAATCCACCGCTACCAGAAATAGCGTCTACGGACTGTAAATAGTCAGGCAGAACTTGATAATAGAGGCCATTCAAGGCATGAATCTGCTGGCCCAGTACGACGGTGGGACCGCTGAACGAAGGCGATGCCGCCGAGACCAGCGGGAACATATTACCCTGGGCATCCTGCCAGACGTGCCAGAGCTTGTAGTCAATGTCGTAGGCTAGGGTGACGTTGGCTGCGAGGCTGGTCAATAGGTAGAACCGATGACCGCCCATCTTAAGTACCGACGACCTCCAGTAGTTGCTATTAGGCAGTGCTGGAATATGATTACCTGAGTATTGTAACAGGAACCTATCCACCGGCGGTGTCGAAACAATGCTGAACGAGAGGTTAGACAACTGAGCTACCTGTGGTACGTTCTCGGGTCCAGCTGCCAACCACAGGCAATTCCCATCAATCTCTTGAACTGTCGTGCCTTCCTCACACCCATAAGGTATCAAAGCACCTTGGACCGAGGCCAGCGGACTACCCGTAGCATTACCAGCATCGTAAAAGATGTTGGTAGAATTCTGCTTAAACGCAATAACGTAGGTCAGGTGGCTAGTCAGAGCAATCGCTTTGTCGGGGGTGCTACCTGCCTGGATTACGTTTAGGGCATTCCAGGTAGTCATATCATTGATGTTAGACCCCCAGATATTATTCTGAGAATCCATGATATAGAGAGTACCATCTAGGAATGCCCAGCCAAAGGCATAGGGACCCGAGGGGAAGCCTGTGATAGTAGTGCCAGTCATACTCAGCATAGGGGTATGACCAGGCAGGGGATTAGCTAAATAATAGGCGCCGGTTTCATTCTGGAACACTACAGTGTTCATTGCACCTGCGTCGTAGCGCAGGAATGAATAGGGATAGCTACCGTCGACTGAACCTATCAGTTGGCTAGCTAGGCCTGGAATAATCGAGAAACAATTACCAGGAGTCTCAATCGCCAGGGTGGTAATTGCAGGCGAAGTCAGTGCAGCGCCCATGATGCCCAGGCCGATGGTGCCTGGGCTACTATAGGCATAACCAGCTAGGCCTGGACGTTTCTCAACTACCCAGTCGCCGGTATGAGGATCTCGCTCTGCGTAGGCATTGACTAGCCTAGCATCTTGCAACAGAGTTCCGTTGCGAGACGAATAGGTCTGGACTAAGGGCCAGCGCTTGGGCTGCCTAACCGTCGGCGCCTGGCCCGACTGTGGCGGCATTTGCTCAGGCGGTGTACTCATGCAAACCTGTTCTGGGCATAGCCCATTCTAGAGTCAGGCTGGAACTGAGTCGGTGCGTCTTCGACATCCCAATTCTCGAGGGCTGTCCTGTACTGCATAGCACGACTAGCACAGCGCTCTTGAGTCTGGGCAGGCTGGCCCGTGGAACTCTCGTCGGCCAGGCCCCAGAGCAGGGCCAAGAACCATTCCTGCGGAAAGACCATTTGATCGGTTAGCTGAACAGCATTAGTCTGTTGCTGCTGAACGATCAAATGAACTTGACCTTGGGTAGCAAACGACGCCGAGGGGGCTTGCCAGAGGTTAACATTCAGTACCGCCGGCTGTTTGTCTACATAGTACGAAGTGATAGTACCGGGGGATGACCTAGTACCGACGGTATCCCATTCGCTGCGGCCCAGCGGTATCAGTGGGTACATGGTCTGGCCCGACGGATTGCCAGGGTTGTAGAGAAAGTAACCTTCCTTCACTCTTAGGGGCTTGGTGGTTATGCCATTCAGTATCTGGGTCTGAGGATAGAGATAGACTCCGGCGGTCAGCGCTATGGGTAGGTCTAACTCCAGCCACAGCTTCAGCCCCTGCGTCTGCCAGGCATTCACCATGTCATTCAGCCTTTCCATCCCCATAGCTAGTTGTTCGCTATTGGGATCCTGGCCTAGTTCGAGCAAACCAGTCTCGAAGTAAGCTCGCTTGATCAGCCGAACTGGAGTGTTGGTATAGGACGGAATAGTCATACCTGCTTCTCCGCATCCAGACCAAACACAAAGTACTTGGACTTGGTGATACCACTGTTAATGGAGTGGCTGGTCATCCAGATCTTACGATCCCAGGAATCACTAGCCAGGGAGGTAGACGAGAACGGTAGGTCTGGGCGAAAGGCATTCCTGGATTCCATAGGCAGCAGAAGCTGGCCGGGACTCCACCACAGGCGGATGCCCATTTTCTCTTCCAACAGCCACCAGAACGAATCGATTCTGAGACCTCTAGGTGCTGAGGTAAGTTTGTCGAGGTCTAGGACTACGGCAGGTTCTACTAGATCTTCAGTGAAGAACCCCCTGACTTGGATCTTGACGTTTTTGGAACTGTCACTAAGGATACGTGTTTGGAAAGCCATAGGGGTAAAAATGTACGTGGATTACGACCAACATAATCCACGTACACCATCTCCTTAGCGCTCTTTCTGCGCAACAACAAAGTCCACAGTCATAGTCTTGGACGATGCCTGACCGGTCTGCACACCCAGGGTGGGTGCCAGATTGGCGGTAGACAGGGACAGACCAGTGACCTGAACACACCGACCTACCGTCGGGCTAACCGAGACACCCGCAGAGTTGACTGCGCCCGATCCCGACTGAGGTAGGTAACCAACCAGCTGCTGTCCAACGAAGGCGTTGAGATAGCCATTCCGATCAATATACCAACCAAGGTCGATGTTGACAGCATTCGCAAAGAAGGTATTGTAGAATGCTACCGGGATCGCAGTAGTCGTAAGGGTGCTCGCAATAGCACTAATGATGTTGAGGACAGTACCACCACTGGACTTCTGGAAGTATACACCGTCGGCAATGGATGTAAACGGTGTAGCATTGATCGAAATCAGACCCGCAATGAAAGCCGAGTTTGTGATATCGCTCAACTGAAGTCGCGTGAGGAAGAACGCCTTTTTGCCAGCCAGGGCCCCCTGCGGCAGGGTGAAACCTGCCGAGGGAGTCTGGATAGATTCAAAGTTGTTCGTCGCACCCGCAGTGGTGAACAGAGCCAGACCGCCGTCACCGGCGGCGTTGGCTACAGTGCCAGCACCACCAGCGGAGACGGTCCACAAGCCCGTCGCTCCGAGACTGTTGTCGAAGTCGTCACAGAACGCATGGTAAAAGACAGGATTCCCATAGCCAGAGTCAGCCATAGGGCCGTAGGGAAAATCCGTCGTAGAGCCGGCAGGAACCCGGCATGGCGGCGGACTGGGAGTGACACTCATCGTGACCTCCTTTACGGGCCGTTAGAACCCAGAATCCCACGAGGATCGGTGTTACCAACGCTGAACCGCATGTAGGTCGCGGCCAGAGCGTTCTTGGTTCCGAAATCGTTGTCCTGGTCAAAGAACGGCTTGTCGCGCCAGAACATCATCATACCGTGCGGGCAGTTGGTTCTAACAAACCAAGCGTGCGGCGAGGTATAGAAGTGATTGAGCTTAATGCCCTCCGGGAAGGCGTTGGTCGCCTTGAGAGCATTAATATCGTTGTTCGACGTGCCGGGCTGAAGTACCGACTTCAGAATCCGGTTAGCGTTGAACCACTCCTGGCGGGGAATATGCAGGGAACGCGGCAGTATAGAGATGAACAGCCCACGGTCGGACTGAAGACCCATAGCCTGGATGCAGATATCCTCCAGAGAAGCCTCCAGAAGGTCTGCACTCGGGGTCAGCGCATTCGAGAACGTACCACCCGTAGCATTAGGCTGAGCTGCACTACACAGCGTCTGACCGTTCGCATTAAGGTAGACCGCACCTGTGAAGGCATCGTTATAGACTGCCGCACAGATCGTCTCGATAGTCTGACGAATCGAGAAAGCATTGCCCTCCGCACGAGACATCGAAACCTTCTCGTACAGATTGTCGCGCAGCTCTTCGTAGGTCACGATGTAGCCAAGCGAATAGGCAATGTGAGGGTAGGTCGAAACTGCACCCTGGATTTCCGAGTCGTAGGTGACCTCACCGCCTTCGGGCTTGGCCGCAGCCAGTCCGAAGCCAGTAACCATCACGTCCTGCTCGTAAGCCTGGTCGGAATCCTCGACCTGATAGTCTGAGGTATATTCGACCGGGTGCTCGTCGTAGACCTGCCCCCAGAAAGCGTGCACTCCAGGCCAAAGGGCCTTCGGATGTGCACCACTGGTAATTACGCCACCAACAGCCATGACTGATTCTCCTTAGATGCCGACCGTGCCGGTGCCACGACCAAAGGTATGGTTATTGATGATAACCTCCCACTTCTGTGCACCGCCGCCTGTAGCCGGGCTGGTGACGAAGTTGTTGTCGATCCGCTGCACGAACTTGAGGATCTTCAAGTTCAACGTAGCGGTAGCCGTGGACACAGTGCCTCCGTCAAGCATTGTGCCCGAGACTACCACGCCAGTCGCTGGAAGAGCATACACAATCGATGCGTTCTTGGACAGGGCGGTAGCTGAGGTGAGGTTGGTGGCGGAACCGCCTTCCTGGATCTCGTAGACGATGTTCGGGTCATCCGAAACAGCGGCATAGTAGATCTGGGTCTGAGCACCCGTGGGGCGGCTGATCTTGGACAGATCGTTCACGTTGATATAGGGGCCAAAGGGTAGCAGGCCTACCGCAACAATCACTCCAACCGCAGGGTTAGAACCTGCCGCCGTCAGTGCAATGTTGGGAATGCCCAGGGGGCTACCGCCGGTAGCCAGTGACACAAGATCGCCCACGTAAAAAGGCGTAGCCACTGCTGCGGCGATAGCATAGGTGTTGACCTTGCCGTCGTACTTCGCACCGTTCAGGTATCTGAGAGGCGAGAGTCCGGAAGGCCGATTCGGGTTAACGAATGCCATTAGGGATCTCCATTAAGGGGAAGTTGAAAAGGGCTTAGACTGTCGGCCAATCTTCGCCACTCGCTTGGGTCTGTTGAACAGTGCTGTTTTGACGTAGGCTGTTGCATCCTTAGACAACCGCCCATCCTTGCCAACGATCATCTCGTTTTCAAAGATAGACTGCATCTTAGCGATGTTGTGGTTCTCGAGGACCTTTTGGTCCTCGTTGAAATACTCTTCGGGAATCTTCATCAGAGTCAGGCCTATGGGAGCCCCGTCGTCGGTCTTGCCGCCGACGATAGAGACGGCATCGCCCAGGTCAGTATTGCCGTTAGAACCTGGCTTCTGACCTGGATTGTTGATGTTCAGCGATACCTCGTGACGCTGGACCTTGACGTAACCAGCGTCCATCGCCTGGGCTACCTTGTCGTCGCGGAACCAGTGCAGGTGGAATCCAGGAATCTCTTGGACTACCTCCAGCTTGCGGCGAGGCGTGGACATTGGGATACGACGACGCTGGGTCGGTGTAGTCGTACCTGGCTTGTCAGCAACCGTGGACTTGGTAATGTTCCCATCAACTTGAGCCTGACTCATGACGATTCCTTACTTGAAATAAGTTGCAGCGTAAGACTTGCGCCATTCGGCTTCGGTCTTGAATTTCTTTCCCTGGCCGACGACCCGTTGGGCCTGGCGATCGCAGGCGGCTTTGGCCTCAGGCGGCAGGTCAGCATAGGACTTGCCCGTACCGTCAGTACCACCGGCGTCACCGCCGCCTCGACTGCCTTCCATTCGCTGAGCACCTCTAGTGTCAGCGATGCCAAAGCGCTCCTTGGTTTTCTGGGCAGCCAAGGCATAGCGCTGGCTAGGCGTGAGGTTTTTAGTCACCCCACTAGCATTGAGTTCTGCCAGGATTGCCACGCTTGCCGCAGCCATTACTTTGTCCGTTTCAAACCAAGGATTATCGCTAAGGAACTGCCTGAACTCAGGCGTGTTAACGGGGTCGGTCGGGATTGTTGAGGTAGTCTGCGCCCCACCGCCGGTTTTGTCAACAGCGAGCTTTTCCTTTTCTCGCCGCACCTTGTCGCGTTCGTCGCGCAGGCGCTCTTCCTCTTCAAAGTCATTCGCAGTACGAGCAGCCTTGATTTGGGCAGTCAGTTCGGCTTCCCTCCCAGACAGATCAACGGTCTTGGTTTCAACTACGGTTTCTTGCAGAGCATCCAGGGCGGCCTGTTGAGCACGCAGCTGGGCCTGAAGTGTGGCGTTCTGTTGCTTGACATTATCCAGGTCTGACCTAATGCGGTCCCGGTCGGTACGCAGGTGGCCGTTGATTTGAAGGTACTGGGTAGCGTCAACCCACTTCGCAGGGTCGCCCCGGAATTCCTCCTTGGGAACCCAACCAGCCTGGCGAGCTTGGGATTCAGCTTGAGCTGTAGTGTCGTCGGTACCCGCACCGTCGTTCATGCCTTTACGGACTTCTGTTTCGGTAGTGCTCATGCTAGGCTTCCTCGGTGATCTGGCAATAGATATCGCCGCAGTTCACCATTCGATACTTGCGGTATTCCTTGTTGGGGCCCTCCGGTAGGGTGCCGTTAACGATCTTCCCGGCGAGGGCGCCGATCATCACCTTGTCGCCTACCTTAGCCCTAGGCACGGATTCGTCGTTCCAGCACTCCGGTCCAATCTCCAGAACAATTGCGCGGGTCTCTACCATACGCGAACGTTCCTGGGCAGAAGGCGGAATAATCAGTCGTGTGGCCTGGAACTCCGGTTCATACGGAATACACAGGACCGAGTAACCCAAGGGCTTGAGGCCGGATCTATTCACTAGTGTCATCTGACTCATCCTTTTGCGGCGGTTCGCCGGTTAATGCTATACAGTACTGTTCGTAGTCTAGGTCAATCAACTCATTCAACTGTGCAATCGAAGCTCTTGCCTGGGCGTTGGCAGTATGGGTTTCAACGGGATCACTGGACTGAAAGGCTCCCGCCTCCCATTGCTCCCGAAGCATTTCCACTCCCACCTTGAGATACTCCATCATTCCCTGAGTTCCCGGATTGGCTTTCCAGTCTAGGAACTCCGCTTCCGTCAGGATTCTTTCCCTGCGTCTCATCTCCGCCTCCCATCTTCGATATTGCTTCGATCTGTTTAGTGGTCTGTTCGTTTGTGGTCTTGAGATGGTCGATAATCATCTCAAGAGCCGCGAGCTTGTGTTCCATCTCTTGAGCATCAGCGCCCTTAGTCAAGGCATAGGCCTGGGCCTCGAGCTGCATGATCTTGGCGGTGTTGAGTCGGCGCTCTTCCATCAAGTGGTTGGCCCATTCCTGGGTCCTGGACTGAATCTCCATCTGCTTGCCCTGGAGTTTGAGTTGCTCCACCATCAGCTTGGGGTTGGGCAGAGGCTTGACCTTGTCAGGTCCGGGATAGATCACGTCGATGTTTTCGACCTGCATAGCCTGGAGCCACGCACGTTCGACCTCCGGGACTTCGTAGCCAGGGGTAGACATCGCAGCCTGCTTGACTGTGGTGGCTATCTGGAAACGCATCTGGGACGAGTTGATATTAGGATTAGCAACCGGGGCGATCTGGTCAGGATTGCCCTTGTAGTCCTCGCGGAAGATCCTGTCAGCGTTGTTGCCGAAAGTACCTACCAGTGGCATATAGCGAGCATTTAGCTCATAGCGCTTCTTGAACTCCTCCTTCATGCAGCGCCAGACTCGCTTGAAGATCATCCCGTAGGTCTGCATTCCAGCTTCCTGCATTCCTTGGTAGGTAGAAGCAGGAGTGTTCTGGCCCGGATTACCGCCCACCTGGACATCTTGGGTTCCAGCTATACGATTCGAGTAATCGATCAACAGCCCAATCAGCTTGAACATCACGTCCGAAGCCGGGCGCTCGGGGAAGGGCACGATGTTCTTACGGAGATCGTCACCAGTGGAGTCGACTCTCGCCCACTGGAAAGGAGCCATTGTATAGACTCCTCCACGAATCTTGGCACCTCGTCCAAGGAAGCCCCCAATAGAATTCTGCATCGTTCCGTTGTCGAGCAGCTGATTGATACCCGAATTAACCGCCTCGTTGAGTGGGCCGAGAAACGTGCCGAATCCGAGGTCATAGACACCGCCATCAGGCGAAGGTATGAAGGAGTACTTGGTAAAGGACTCGGTGGCTCTAATGAACTCTATCTTAGACCCACGCTTGCGGATCTGCTCCATCGAATCCACCCTGGAGGTAAGGCGGAGTGGACTCTTAGAGCCTTCTTCGATGGTAGCGATGTAGGGTTCTTCATACCCATCCCCATCGAGGTCGAACCAGCAATGCTGCTCGAGAGCAACAAAAGCAGCAGAATCGTCATTGTATGAGGGTTCTTGGCCCTTCCGCCGGTCGGAGTTGGGGTCCGAAGGACCAGTGAACTGCGGAGCGGACTGGTACCATTTCTCGTCCAGTATATCGATGAATAGCTTTTGCTGGACCCTCTCATAGATTTCGTTCCTGTACATAGGAATACGATGGGTCTTGCGAGCGGACTGTTCTACCGACTTGGACCAGTAGTCGAGGACAAAGTCCTTCGCCATGACTAGTTCAGAGACTGTGTAGCCAAGGCTAGGGTTGTAGAAAGTCTTGATGAAGTTAGAGCCAACGATTGCCAGGTTGATTAGCAATCGGTCGTGCTGTTCTTCCCAAGAGATATCTTCTTCTAGTACCTGCCAAGACATATGCTGGCCAATGCGGTTGGCACGCTCGATAGATTCTTTGTCATTGGTGCCTATAGTTCGATAGCGAACTACGTTGGTGCCCTGGATAATGTTGGAATAGCTACGGGCACTGAATTGCAGGGCACCAATAGTAACCAGGGGGAATACCACGTTCGAAGCGCCAGGCCAAGGAAAGTTCTTGGTCTGCTGGACCTGCATCGCCAGGTCCATGGCGGCGGACATCCTACGTTCCCACCTAGAACGGGACTGTTTGTCCCTAGAATAGCCTAACCAGACCTGGTTGGCGATCTTCGTCTGGTCGTCCTCTGAAAAGCGATCCAGGATGTTAGGAGACTCGATCAAGTCCTTGTTGAGGACTATGCGCTTGTCTAGGTTTAGAGCCATTTAATAACCTGTCACGCTAGAGCGACCGTCGGTAACTTGGGAGCGAAGACGAAGCGACTCTCGTTCAAAAGCCTCTTCGTCTTCACTCATTCCATCTTCTTCGGAAACACTAATGTCTTCGAAACCTCTACTGAGTATCGTAGCGGCATCGAAGTAGTCATCGGCGTCAGATTCAGTCGAGACACTGAAGCTAAGGCACTCTTCTTCAAACTCACCATACCCAGGGTGCTGTTTGTCGAACCTTGCCCAGCCAGCTCGCATTCGTTTCTGGAAAGATCTACCACGGGCAGCTTTATCCTTGGTTGAAGGCATAGGGACGATGTTCAGCCATACGTCGCGCCGAGCCATTTCAGCTCTGATGGTAGGCCAGACCGACTTCCAAATCACACCGTCTTCGACGAACCAGGCATAGGGTGAGTACTGAGCTTCGAGGTCGAACATCAAGTCGATCCACTCGTCAGTACCCCACCGACCAGCATGAAAGGCTAGGTGGTCGAGGAAGTTATCTGGGGTCTTGCCGCCCACGACGAAGGCGGTGCGGTTGGCAGCATCGGCCTTGGATACAGCGAAATCGGCGCCTATAGCTAGGGTTCGGTAGATGTCTCGTTGGTCGTCCTTGAGTTCTAGGAATTGAGCAGGCAGCAGGTAGGCACCTTCGTCATCCCGAGGGTCGTTGAGGTATTCCTGGGAATAGCCAGCCGAATCGCCTTCGTCAATGAATTCCTGGCGGATCTGCAGTAGTCGTTGGGGAGGGAATTTCTCGGGCCAGAGGATTTCACTAAAATCCGAGAACGACTTGTGAGCCTTGTAACAACGGGAAGCCCATCCCTTGTTGCGCATCAGGTGGGCCAGTAGGCTGTCCTTGTGCAGGATTGTGCCGTGGACCCTAATCCTACCGCCGTCCCGCAGGGACTGCTTGGCAGCGCGGAAGAACCAGCGACGAAACTTGCGTCGGCGGTCCTTGTTCTCGACCTGCTCATCGTCCTCGAGGTCATCACAGACGATTAGGCCGGGACGCTTGCCTTTCCACTTTCGCCCACGGATCTTCTGCTCAGCACCTCGGGCGATGATCCTAAAACGATAGCCGTCCAGGCATTCTACGATGATGTCAGTTTTCTGATTCGTCACCACGTCCTTGATTTTGAAGTCTCGAATCAGCTCATCGTTCTCTCGAAGCTCATTGGCTATATCCCCTAGGTGCTCAATAGCCATTTCCTCGCTAGCCCCCAGTACGATTACATAGTCCTCGATCCTGAAACAAACATTCGCCAGGACAAAGTCGTGGGTTAGGCCGGTAGACTTGGCATGGTTACGAGGAGCAGCAGTGGCTGCGGCTAGAACATCAGAACAATACCTAGACCAACACTCACGGTGGAAATCTGGCGTAGGCTGAGGTTGATCGTACCGGGGGCTCAGGTAGACTCCAGAGAAGGCCTCGATCATTTCGGCGGTAAGCTTCACTTGCGCTTCTTTACTTCGCCCGCAGTCGAGCGGCCGCCCTTAAAGCACAGCTTTATGTAACGACCGCCCGACAAGCGCTTAGTGCGGACCCTACCACCCGCGCGAACACAGTCCATGAACTTCTTAGGCACAGGACTAGGCAGCTGGGGCAGCTGGGGCAGCTTGGGCTGCGGCCTTGGCGACAGCTTGAGCAGCAGCATCCGCAGCAGCTTGGGCTGCGGCAGCCTTAACTGCATCGCGCTGTCCAATCCAAGCTTGGTGTTCAGAGGTAGTCAAGATCTTGCGGAACGAGTCCACAACATCTTCGAGGGCAGTCAGGCGGTCTTCGACAGATTGAGCCATTGGTAACTCCTAGGGTAGGTCGGGGACAACAGCAATAAAACTAGACATCGCCAGGGTTTGGCCTAGGGATGTGGTGACGGTAGCGAGGGCTTCGTAGATAACACCGAGGACACCGCCGGTGAGCTTTTGGTTAACCACACTAGTGTTGGTTACACTAGCAGCCCCGCTAATCATAGCACTAGGATTGGCGTCAGTACCAGAATAGACAGACATGGTTACGGTCTGGCTAGTGATGGTTTCGCCGGGGGCTAGGTTAGAGAGGAAGTCCCAGGTATAATTCTGGGTTGATCCCTGGAGCTTAGCTGGCTGTGTAGTTCTATTTGGCATCGTAGGCACTAAGGGTACTTGCAAGCTTGACCTTGATATCAGTGATGTCGCGAGAAGTAGCTTCGCGATAGTTCAAAGCTCGCTCGTCTTGGTTACGCAAGATGCTTTTGATTTCGCTAAGGTCTTGGCGTAGTGCTGTCTGGTTCTTACTACAAATCTCATCGTGCTCTTCACGAGTTAGACCGCGAGGGCGACGTTCGAGTCTGTACAGCCAGCCGAAAGCCCCGGCGACCACAGCTATAAGGCCGGTGATTAAGCCGTCCTCGGGAACAGGTACGTTAGACATTAGACTAGTATCTCCTTACCCAAGTGAGCGGCGAGCCATCGGCGCGCATCGTCGCGTTGTCGGCGGTCCATAGTGACACTTAGCCTACCCGCCAACTTGATCCGTTGTGATACACAGGCACGGTGTTTGCGCCCGCCCCATCCGCTGCAGCCGCAAAAGTCGTGGTTGAGCAATTGTTGATGAAATGGCGCATCCCGGCGACGCCCGCAGGCAGCGATGCGAAAGCCACGGGCGTTGTGACCTGCGCGATGTTCCAGGTCACGTAGCCGTTGGTCGACCAGACGAGGCTGCCCGTGATGCTGCCATCATTGTAGTTTATGAACTGGATGCCGTAGGCTTTGACCTTGGCATAGTTGCCGCCGGTGCCGGTGTCCCAAGTCATATTGGTGCCGGCACCGTTCGATCCCCACGTCGGGCCATTCATGTAGTGGGTCGTCGAGCCGCCGCCGTCGCCAAAGTACAGCCAGCCGTTGTACTGGAGCTGCAGGATCGGCGCGCCGCCATCGATGCCAGCCTGCCGGATATCGAGCAACTTGACCCCAGCACCCAAACTGCTGGTCGCCTCGGGCTGCAGGAACAGCATCGAATTACCGGCGCTGTAGTTGATCTGGAGCCGCGGGATTTTGCAGTAATACCCTTGCTCCATCACCTCGAAGTAGTTGAGGCGGGACGGGATCGCTTGGGTGTTCGAGTTGTAGACGTTCTGCAAATTCTGATTGAGCACCGTCACAGCACTGACCGTGTTGTCGATGCCGGTCGAGGGTCCGGTAAACACGGTAATGTTAACCGTCGTGGACGAGGAATAAGACGACGAGGCAACCTGCGCATAGATGAGCCGGGTCGAGCAGACCAAGCGTATCCAGCGACCAGCGTAGAACGTGCCGGTCTGGTTGCCCGTCATTGTGAAGCTCGTGCCACTGACGTAGGTGGGTGATCCGGTGACGCCTGTGCTGTTGTATTGGCCGGTATCGTCGAACGGGGTGAGCGTTCCGCCAGTCCCGGCTATCGTCGCAACGTAGCCGTGCGTCACGTCGTTGTAGGTGCAGGTCGAGTCGCAGCCGATGCAGGCGAAAGTATCTGTCGAGGTGGCATCGTAGAAACTGTTGCCGTGCAGCACGTTGTTAAGCGCGTACTGCATGTAGATGCCGTAGTAGTAGTTCGTGACCTCGAAAAGATTGTCCGAGCACACGTTGCCGACACACAGGCCGCTGGCATCGCCGCCGTTGAAGATGAACGCGCCGTCGGTCGCGTTGCTCGATCCGCAAGTCGCCCAGACCTCGCAGCCCTTGACTTTGATGCCGTTGCAGAACGTGCGAAACTGGATGCAGCGCCGGATGCGGTGGAAGTAGCACTGCCTGATCCCGGTGCCATAGCCCTGGAAGCCATCGGTAAATCCGTGGCCGCCCTGCGTATCAGTCGTTCCCCCAAGGATGATGGCATCCTGAGCGCAGGTTCTGGCGCTGCCGGACTGGCCCCAGAACATGACGTTGTAGATTTCGAGGCTCGGGTTCGTCGTGTAGATCAGCGGAGTGCTGAAATTTGCCGTCGCCGTGATAATGAGGTCGCGGATCGACAAGAGCATGTTATTGGCGAGCGCGATTTTCCCGTAGGTCGCAGAGCACTGGAAATCCAGCACTGTCCCGCCGATGGGGTCAGGCGCGCTGCCGGAATTCTGCGGCCCCAAGGCTGCGGCACCCACACCGCGCAGCGCGATAGGGTATGCACTCTTGACGTTATCCCCGGCATCCCCTGGCGTAGGGAAAGCATTGGCGAAGGCGTAAGTGCCCGGTCCGAACTGGATTGTGCCGCCGTTGGCTGATCCGATTGTCGTCAGCGTCGAGATGGCATTCGCAAGGGCCGTGTCCCAATAACCCGACTGCAACGCGGGAGCGCCTGGCGATAGGTTTATGTTGAGGATGAGACCGGAGGCACCTGTCTGCGCACCGTAGAGGTCTTGAAGCGCCGCATTGTACTTCTGCCAAGCGGTGCGCCCGGGATCTCCTGTATGATCGCCAGGAGAGGTCCCAACATTGACAGTGTTCGCGGCGAGAGACATAGATTAATGCCCGCCTTGCAGAACACCAATCTGCGCGAAGCCGGCAGTGTAGACAGTAATATTTAGCCTAACCGCCGAGATCGGCAAGGTATAGGCAGCGAAGCCTTTGGCGGTCTGGGCTGCCAAGGTAGCATTCGGGAATACCCGCTGGATCAGGGCCATCGTAGGACCAGCAGAGGCTGTCGAACCACTATTGGCACAAGTGTAGGTCAGGGTAGTAGGCGAGGGAGTCGAAGCCACCGCCCAAGGTACTGGCTGGTTGATATTGGAAGCGAACGGTGGGCCTATCTGTTGGGGGAAAGGCTGGCTGTCCAGCACCGACGAGCCACTCCCAGTGACGATCAGCGAGTCGCCAGTGACCAGGCCATGCTGGTAGGGAAACGTGACGGTGGCTACGGTGCCTGCACGGGCGATGGTGATAGGTAGGGCGTAGTCGGACGCCAGAGGGTCAAAGGTGTGATGGACAGTGTAGGTAAGGTTGGCGTCCTCGCTCAACGTTACAGCTACACCAATGGCGATGGTTTCCTGCAGGCGGTCGACGGGAATCCAGGGCGTGATACCGACCGCCGACAGGGCTAGGTATGCTGGTCTCATTTAGCACTCCCCGCGTGCGGGTGGGACCCCTGAGCTGAGGCACCGCCCATCGCGTGGCGCCTGCGGATAGGCTGAGCCTCGGTGGGCTCGAACTGTTCCTTGACCTCGAACTTGGGGTTCAGGTGGGGCGACCGCTTGCCCTTGAAGTTCATAAAGCCCTTGGGCTCAACTAGACACTTGTGGGATGATTTCCGCATCGTCGTGCTCCAAAGCTTCGACCTTCTTGCGGCGAAGCAGATTAGTTAAATTGCCACCGAGGGTTTCAAGGTGGAGATGAATCTCTTGGGGGGCGGCCGGCGGGGGCTCTTGGCGAGCACCATAACCCAGGGCTCTAGAGCTAAGCTCCATAGAACGAAGGGCCAGGTTGTCAGGTATAGTGTTGGCGGGGCCGTTGAGCTTTTCCATCAAGATATCCGCCGACCTAGCGAGGATACCCTTGAACTTTTCCTCGACCGTGGCAGTCAGTATGGGATCGATGATCTCCTCTCGGCGCTTGGCTAGTTGTGCTTGAAAGGCATCGCTAGCCATAATCGTAGAGATCCACGAGGGGCTATAGCCAAAATGGGCCGCCAGGTCGTTCTGACTAATGCCAGGACAAGACAGGATCAGATCTATCATGGCCTGGTGACTATAGTTTACGCCCTTGCGGAGGGCGTTGGCTGAGGCCTGCCCCATTGGCCGACCGCCGGCCATAGGCCGGGGACTGTCCGGCAGGGCAGCTACTTCGTCAAAAAGCCGGTCGGCGGATACACTCATTGCACCCCCAGGATGACCTAAAACGCCGTCGGTGTCAACAGGATTCGGCGGTCCGGCGGAAATCCTTGAGGATAAAAGAAGTACCACGAACCATACGTGGATTATGCGGGGGATAATGCACGTGGATTATTCTAGGGCTGAAAATTCCAGAAACACCATTCTTAGGGGCGCGGGTCGCCAGCGTTTTTGCCCGCCGCCGGCTTGATTGCCGGAGCAACCGTTGCCGAGGCAACCGATTGCGGCAGCGCATCAATCGTGCGGCGCTGCACCATACGAAAATGTTGCGTTGTAGCAATGTGGTGGTGTGGTGATGTATAACACTACCCCGGCGTGGCGCACCATTGGAGTGCCGCACCATAACGGTGCATCGGCGTGCTGCAGTGCGTCACGTGGTGTTATGGTGTAGTAATACACCCGGCGATCGTGGGCCAGCCAACATTACGAAAATGTAATGCGAGGGACGGTTGACAACCCACGTGGATAATGGGATAACCCTACCACGCGCCAATCCCGGCGCCAAAACGAGGTTCATATCATGGCACGGCTCTATACCATCAAGCGGTTGATCGACACGGATGCCAAGCGTATCACAATGGTTTGCGTCGATCAGGATGGCAAACCCACCGGCGAACGGTTGGCGTTCGACATGTCCAAGGCCTCGGCGGCCAATGTCGCCTACGCGGCGTTGCACGGGTTCAACCAGCGCATCGGTGACGCCGGAGCGTTGGGGTTCAACAAGGACACCGGGCAATACGCCACGCCGGCGGAGAAATTCGCCGCGATGCAGCAAATCGTCGATCACATCGAATCCGGCAGTGATGATTGGGAACTCCCCCGCAGCGCAGCGGGTCCCCGGCTCGACTCCACCATTGGCCTGTTAGTACGGGCCATGATGGAGGAGGATTCAACGAGGGACGAGGCCAAGGTTCGCGTATGGGCCAAGGCTCTCGACACGGTGAAACGGAAGGCTCTGTTGCGCAGCGACCGTCTCAGGGACATCGTTGCGCGGCTTGAGGCAGAGGCCACCGCTCAAGTCGATACCGAGGCTCTGTTCGAGGGACTGGATTCGATCGAGTAATCCAGAGTACAAACCCTGCACATCAGGTAAAACTGGTGTGCAGGAATTTGTACTCAGTAACCCCACACCTACCCACACCCACCACATACGGGGTATATCGTCCAAAATCCACGTACGATTCACCAGTAATCCCAAAATACAAACCAACGGGCCTGAGACCCTCTAGTAGTGTTTTTTTTTTTTTTTTATTCAGAGAAAGAGGAACGCAAGGCAGGGCAACTGCTGTCACATTTCGCAGGACAACTGCTGTAACCATCGGCAACGCCCCGTGAGGTGTGGTGGTGGGTAGGTGTGGGGTTACTTAATTGACACCGCCGACCCGGTGTGATATGATGTGGGGTCGTGGCAGGAATTGACCTAATGTGGGGGACGCTGTTCAATGTGGATACGGATAAAGCAATTCGCCACTGGTCAATCAAGCAGAAAACAGAGGTGGCCGAAATAGAGCCCTGAACTGTACACGCAAGGGATTGGGCAACCGATCCCTTGCGTGTACAAACCAGCAGAGGAACAATCGAAATGAGCACCATTACAGCAATCACCCACGCACAAGAATTCGTCCGGCTCTGGCAGGCCCACGAGGACAGGGAAGGGCATTGCGGCAAAAACCTCACGATCACTATGACAGGCAGCCGCGACGACGACAGGTCCGAATGGACCTGTTGGGTGTTCAACGATCAGTCAGTCATGATCACGATGGAATACAACGGACAGCGAGTGGTCCAGACCCTTCGATCGGACAGTGATCCTTTGATTGGAAAGGTGGTCAAATGACCGCCGAACAGGTCCAAAAAGCCCTGGCCTTGATCGAGAGTGCCTCGCGGGTTTGCTTCATCGCTGAGACCGTGGCACATCTACAAGGCCGTGAGCGTCATATCCTGCCTTCGACTGACCAGTTGAGATCAGACATCAAAGCAATGCAGGATTGCATCCTGCAAAGGACCTCACCAAGTGGCTAAGTTTCGCCAAGGCAACCTCTCGACCGCCAAGCTCACCGAGGCCCAGGTCCTAGAGATCCTTCAACGCAGGGCAGCCAACGAGAGCTATCCTAGTCTGGCCCGGTACTTCCAAGTATCGACCAACACCATCGCCAGGATTTGTAATGGCGAGACCTGGCAGCATGTATCAAGGGCAGTAGGGGACGAGGCCCTGGCAGAGTTCACAGGGCCAGAACCCAGTGAAGCAGAGCTACAGGCAAGTCTGGAAAAGCTTAACGCGATTCCAGATCAGCCTGTTCGTCGAGAAGATCCTTATGCAGTGTTCTTAGACAAAGGCAGGCGGGGGGTTCTAGAAATAGACCTCGCCAAGGACATGAAACCAAGGAGTACCTCTACATGCACCGCCGACTCTGTAACTTCAGACTCGTCAAGCTCGAGGACCGTCGAACCGGCTGGCTTGGCGAGGGATGCTGGCGCCAACACGGCAGGCGCTGGATCAAGCGATTCGAGCACAGGTACAACCGGCGATTCGGCCGCAAGGTCTGCCGAACCAAGCAAGCCCAGTTTAGTTAAGCCCATCAACAACGAGGAGTAGAGCGAATGGATACCTCAGATACCACCACCAAGTTCAAGGTCGGCGTTTTCACTTTCACCAAGCATCCCGACTGGACGCCAGAGCTATACGTAGTCACCGACTACAAGCTCAAGGATCCAGAACTGGTGCTGATCAGTGAGATTGTCGAACTCGAACTAGAGCTGATCCCCAAGGTCGTCCAAGACAGCAGCAGGCTGCTGAAGTTGCGCGAGGTCAAAGCAGAACTGGTAAACCGACACTTGGCGCAGCTCAACGAAGTCAACGACCAGATCAAGCAGCTTGAGGCGCTGCCTAGGCAGGAAGAGACTCAGGTAGCAGAATCGCAGGATGTGGCCCGCTCGGCCAACGACGACGCAGAGATTCCCTTCTAGATCAATACCTTGGGCAGTTCACTGAACTGCCCTCAGAATTGATTTAGCTCAACAAGCGAGGTAGACAGAGATGAATCTTCTAGACCAAGTAGACTCAACCCCACTGCCGGAGGCAGTCGGTGCCCTCAGTGATAAACGAAAGTGGTCTCCCAACCAGGAAGCCATTTTCGACGCTGTTTCTTCAACCCAAGATAACCTCTTGGTCCAGGCCGTCGCGGGGTCGGGCAAGACCACTACCCTAGTGGAAGCTACTCGCAGGGCCGAGGGCACCACCTTGTTCCTGGCCTTTAACAAAGCCATCGCGGAGGAACTCAAAACCAGAGTTGCCCACGGTGACGTCAAGACCATGAATGCGCTGGGCCACCGCCTGTGGCTGGACAACAGTTCTGCCAAGTTCGATATGCAGAAGCTCAAGGTCTTGATTGACAAGATCTGCCCACCAGACATGGTGAAGGACTATGGCTATACTATCTCTAGGGTCGTGGGCTTGGCAAAGTCCCTTGCATTGGGGCTGGACGGTGAACCAGTCACTTCTCACCAGTTGGCACAGATAATCGAAAACTTCCAGTTCGACGTGCCCTGTGATTTCGTTGCCCAGGTGTCGGAATATGCTAAGACTGCCTTCGAGCTTAGCATCAGGGACAATACCACCTTCGACTTTGACGACCAGCTCTACGGTCCCTTGTATTATGGTTGGGATTATCCAGTCTATACAAACGTTATGGTGGACGAGGCCCAAGACCTATCACCAATCCAGCACGAGATGCTTCAGGCAATGCGAGGCAGCCGCATCATCGCGGTCGGAGACCGCCACCAAGCGATCTACGGGTTCCGTGGCGCGAGCCATGATTCGATGGACGAGTTAAAGTCCATGTTCCAGTCCAAGGAGCTACCGCTTGACATCACCTATAGATGCCCAGTCCAAGTCGTCGAGGAAGCCCGCCGGCTTAACCCAGATATTCGAGCACGAGATAATGCACCTTCAGGTAGTGTTTCCGATCTTGAGGAAGGTGCTGAAGACCCCAGACTCTTCATACCTAACCAGCTGGTACTTGCGCGGACGAACGCTCCACTATTCAGGGCGATTCTCCGGCACATCCGCCAGAGGGAGCCATGTCGAGTCCTGTCGAATTTCCTGGATTCTTTCCAGTCGTTTGTGCGCGGACTTGCTAAGGGCCCTCGAGGATCGCAGGAACTTCGCAAGGCTTCCGATGTTCTAGAACGCTTGGATCGATGGTATATGAAAGAGCGGGATGCTGCCCAGGGCAGGCGCGGACGCCTAGCCTATCTGCATGACAGGTACGAAACCGTCAAGCTCTTGCTCGAACAGCATTCAACGGTCTACGAAGCCTGTGAGACCGTCCGACGCCTGGCCGAGTGTCGCACCGGACCTCTGTTCAGCACTATCCACAAGGCCAAGGGGCTGGAATCGCCGGATGTCTATATCATCCGCCCAGACCTGATGCCTCATCCTATGGCTGATGGGGAGAAGGAACTGGTCCAGGAAGGCAATCTCAAGTACGTCGCTATAACTAGGTCTTCAGATCAACTGACCTATGGTCAGAGGGAGTTTTGAAATGAGCCATTTTACAGTCCTAGTAATCGGAGAGAATCCTGAAGCCCAACTCGCTCCGTTCCACGAGTTCGAGTGTACTAGTGAAAACAACCAGTATGTTGTAGATGTGGACGTGACAGAAGAAACCCGCGAAAAGGGACTCGGCTATCACGGGCTTGGAACTCGAGTCGTCGATGACGAGTCGGAAGTTGACCGTGAAGGAGCCCACAAGTATGGCTACGCTGTTATAAAGAACGGTGTACTGGTCAAGGCAGTCAACCGAACCAATCCTAATGCGAAGTGGGACTGGTACGTACTCGGTGGTCGCTATACCGGGTTCTTCAAGCTCAAACCAGGGTTTTCCGGCGAGACCGGCACGCCGGGGCTAATGACTGAACCAGCCACTTCTGGTTGGGTAGACCAAGCTCGAAAGGGCGCTATCGATTTTGAAGGAATGCGCAACGCCGCCAGCGAGAGGGCCCGAAAACGTTACCGGCAGTTTCACCAGCTTATCGATGGTTTGCCTTTTCCTGACAGTTGGGAAACGGTGCTAGGCCGGCATTCTGATACCAAGGAAGGAATCGAAGAAGCCCGCCAAGAGTACTTTGCACAGCCAGTTATGGCAGTCTTACGCAAAGACGACTATTTTCGTTGGGAGACAGACATCAGTCGCTATACAGTCACCGAAGCCGAATTTGTACAAAAGGCTTGCGATCGAGCAATTCTCTGCTTCGCCTTTGTCAAGGACAGCAAGTGGTACGAGCGAGGCGAAATGGGCTGGTTTGCCTGTGTGACGAACGAAAAGCCGCTGGGTGAGTGGAAGCAGGAATTCACTCAAATGCTGGAATCGCTTAGCGATAGTACGTTGCTAAGCGTCTATGACTGTCACATCTGAGACAGACAAATGAAGATCATCATCGAAACCATCCCTCACCAAGACCAGCGCTACCCCACCGTCGGTGACTGGCAGTGGACCTACGGCCTTCGCGACGAGCATACGCTTAAAATCAGAGTGAGCAAGCTATCTGACTGGCGCTACGAAGCCCTGGTCGCCCTTCACGAAGCCATCGAGGCAATCCTAGGACTGAACGCTGGGGTCAGCGAACTAGAACTAGATCACTTCGATATCCAATACGAGCATCAGCGTGAACCCGGCGACACCAGCGAGCCCGGCGATGACCCTCTCTGCCCTATCCACCGCCAGCACCGCATCGCTACAGCCATCGAAACACTTCTAGCTATCGAACTAGGTGTAGACTGGCAGGCCTACGAGGACGAAATCCATAATCTAAGCAACCATTCCTAAACCGTAACCCTTGATTGACTCCACGTACATTTCATGCCATAATGCCCCGTGACGTGGACTTTGCCGGTCGCCACTTATCCCAAAGGACCAGGCACTTTGACATTGGAGCACCAATAGATGAACGAAGCATCAGAAGCAACAGCCGAGACCAGGGCACCTGCCAAGGCTCGCGAGGTCGATAAGGTCCAGATGTCCGACGGTTCGACCGTGGAGTTCGTGGGCAAGCGCAAGTTGCTCAAGGAACCTGTACTGGATGGCGAACTGCCGGCGGTCAAGTTCCTGTTCCGGAACGGCAACGTGATCCTGTTCACCGTACCGGAGCCGCTGCTCGCACAGTTCGCAGCCCACGGGGCAGCTCAGAAGATCGGTGACGAGACCGCCGGTGAAGACGACGTGGACGACATGCAGCTGGCAGTCGAATCCATCATCGAGCGACTCAATGCGGGTCAGTGGACCAAGGAGCGCGAGGGTGGTGGGTTCGGTGGGACCAGTACACTGATCCAAGCCCTGGTCGAGTCCTCGGGCAAGCCGGTCGAGGTCATCCGGGCCTTCCTCAAGACCAAGACCAAGGCCGAGAAGGACGCGATGCGAGCCAGTACCCGGCTCAAGCCCATCGTGGATCGGCTGGAGCAGGAGAAGGCCGCCAAGGCTGCTCATGTCGATACCGACAGCCTGTTCGCGGATCTGGAGTCTGTGGGCTGAGGCTGAGGCTGAGGCTGAGGCTGAGGCTGAGGCTGAGGCTGAGGCTGAGGCTGAGACGAGTATGGTCAACTGTCTTTATATGACAATCAGGCAAACCCCACAAGGAGCAAACCCGTGTGGAACAACCCTGAACCGCCGTTGCTGGCGGACGGAGCAAGTGCCCGGTTGACCTTCTACCCTAGCAGTCCTGCACTGCAAGTAAGGACGGGTTTTATCCTCGTTTACCGTCCGAGCGGAGTAGAGCCACCGAAAGGTGGCTTTGCTTTAAGTGAAAGGCCAAATTTGAGGGATCGTCTAACGGTAGGACAACAGGCTTTGGACCTGTTTATAGTGGTTCGAATCCATTTCCCTCAGCCAGGGCTAAACGAGGACTGTATGACGCAACTAGGAATCGACGGCTACGGGTTCGCGTGGTATGCGGTGCATAGGGAGTTTGTAGAGCGGTATGCGCTAGGCGGGTGGGTTCGCGACCTAACTGGTGATTGCACACCGCAGCTCTGCGCTTGTGGCATGGGACGCATCGTCCTTCCGCACCTGCACTACCACGACATCGGCTCGGGCACCTGCCACAACGTTGACCGCTGCCTGCCGTGGGTGGCGGGAGGGAAGGCATGATGGACAATGATGCTGGAAAAACATTCACTGCACAGAAACCGCTATCACGCGCATACAGGCTCGGCTTCGATGCTGGTCGGAATGGCCATGGCATTGAAAAATGCCCTTACAACGGGAAGAGCCCAATGTCGCGGAAAGCTCATGCGCAATGGCTCTTGGGCCTAGACGATGGGGTTATCGCTAAATGTCGGGCAGACGACTTGCAGAAAGAATGCAGCGTTGTACCAGTCGAAGTCAATCTTTCATTCGAGCGCGTTCCATAGCATGCCTTCGATCCTGGCTTTGGACCAGTTCCGCCGGAGCCAGACCATTGTCCTCATGGGGTGCGAAAAGAATTTCGTGGCAACTGCCAACCATGCAATACACCAGCCCCGCCGAAGGAGCAGCCATGATCTACACAACGTTGAATAAGATCCGCGCCGCCGGCCCGTGTAAACCGGGCTGGCGGACGCTCCTCAAGGGCTTGGGCAAGACTGAGGCGGACGATGAGCCTTTGCCGTTCGCCACCATCCTCGAGATCAACGGCTTGGACGATGCGCTGTGGTGCTGCCGCACCGTGCTTGGGCACGACCGCGAGTGGCGACTATACGCCGTATGGTGTGCGCGGCGCGTCGAGCATCTGATGACCGATTCGCGCTCCAAGGCTGCGCTTGATGTCGCTGAGAGATACGCCAACGGTGAGGCAACGGAAGAGGAGCTGAGAACGGCGCGGGCGGCGGCAGCGTGGACGGCGACGGCGTGGGAGGCGGAGGCGGATGCGGCGTGGGAGGCGGATGCGGCGTGGGAGGCGGAGGCGGCGGCGGCGGAGGCGGCGTGGGAGGCGGCGGCGGATGCGGCGTGGGAGGCGGCGGCGGCGGCGGCGGCGGATGCGGCGTGGGCGGCGGCGGCGGCGGCGGTGCGAGCTGCAGAACGTCAAGCGCAGGCTGCGAGGTTTCTGGAGGTGGTGTCGTGAGCGTCAGTGAATACACATGTCCGAAATGCTCTGCATCAGTGGTTGCGAGCAACCCTGCTGTGCCGCAATGGCAATCGATAGAGACTGCGCCGAAGCACGGTGAATTTTTGGTATGGGTTCCGTCAACGCGACTTCCCTGGCCGGCATACATGCACAGGTCAGACCCTTTTATCTATTCAAATGCGCACGGGATATTGAATGATGGTGATGGGCCGGTAGCAACCCATTGGATGCCCCTGCCCGCGCCGCCGAAGGAGCAGACGTGAGCGCCGGCGATGAGGTGAGGACGTGAGCAGGTTTTGGCAGCATGAATCACTGATTCAATGCCCACAAGGCCACGAGATGTTCTGGCTAGGCGGCTCGTTCTGGCTCTGTCCGAAGGACGGCTGCAACAAGGTCTATGTTGATAGACCGTGGGTGTTCGCACCTGCTGCATTCGATATCAGCGTGCCCCGCCCCGCAGCGCCTGAGCGAAGGAGAGGAAGATGACATTTACGACATTTCACCGTTTCTTTGACGGCTTCACTGAAATCTGGGTGGATGGCGCGTTGGTTGCGGAAGTGCATCCGAGAGACGTGAATGCGCTGCTGACCTGCAATAACGGCCTAAAGCATGTTGCAGAATGGGCGCTCGCCGGGACGCTTCCGAGCAACATGCGCCCCAGAGTTGCGCCTAATCATGGAGCGCGCGATGAGCGATCTAACTGACAGGCTTCGTGTTCGCGGCGAAGAACTGGAAGACAATCTATGGTCGAAGGGCGACGAAACTCTGTTCAAGCAAGCCGCCGACGAACTCGACCGCCAAGCGGCGGAAATTGAGCGGCTTCGAGCCGATGCTGGACGCTACCGCGCGCTGCGCCGCAATACAGGCCATGAAGTCGATTTGAGCAGCGGGCCAGGATCACCGAAGAATCTGATAATCAGAATTAACTGCACTGGATGCGAGCGGTACTTTGAATCTGGCGCACCAGACTATCTGGCCACGCTGGATACAGCCTTGGACGATGAAATCCGCTTGCAAGAAGGAGTGCCATGAACATTAAACGTAAATGCTTAATGCTGTCAGACTTGCAGAGCGGTGCCGAAGAAGTCACGTACGTATTAGAGCCGGATTACGACCACCTCACCGCCGCGCTGCGCGAGGTGACGGCTGAGCGGGATAGGTTGAAGGAGGCGCTGACAGGTATCTGCGCATTACGGACCTACACCATTTCGCAAAGCATCTTAATAGACAGCAACCCTGAGCGGCTATTGAAGGCGGCCGATGTATTCCGCATCGCCCGCGCAGCACTGGCAGCCGCAGGCGAGGCAAACGATTCGGTGAGCCGTTGAATACCAAGCCTTTTAATTACTGTATTGTATTGGGTCCGTCGGTGTGGTAATATACGTGTATTACCCCTGGCATAACCCACGTATACTCATGTCAATCCTTGACCAAATCCTAGCCGAAGCTCTCAAGGAGCACCCCTTACAGCGTAAGGTTATACAATACCCTGCGCCAGAACAGAAACGTTCTTCGATAAGGTCAATGCTAGCAGCTGACTCCATGGACGGAATGCGATTCCGCTACTGGTTCTCCCGCCTCAAAGAGCGAGACCTGGACCAGTGGCGAGCCGAAGTTGATCGACAAATGCTGGAGACCAAGCCCAAATGAACGGACGCAGAGCTAAAGATCTACGCCGACAGGCCCTGGCGGAAACCCCCGGTCTGCCTGCCAAACAATACTCTTGGCGGATGCGCCCAGACATCAAGGGCAAGATCCAGAAGGTCTGTATTTGCCTAGTCAACTGCACTCGCCGCCGTTACCTGGATTTAAAGGCCAGAACATGAAAATCACATTCAACTGCGTCGGCTTCCACGACCGCCGTACTCTATGCTTGCGCTGGCTCGGTTCATCCCTGCAGCGCAAGCGATTCAAGCTGCGCCAAAAGCGCCCAGACCTACAGATCAGATCACTCTACGGAGCCCAACGTGGCTAAGCCCGCTAACGTCATCCGTCCGCGCAAGTTGACCATCCACTTACCAGAGGACCAGGCCACTCGTCTGGACCTCTACCTCTGGTCTGAATCCCAGCAGCGTGTACCTCACGGGGCTTACCAAGCGTTTTTCATCGACAGGATCAAAGAGTTCTTTGATCGTATAAAGGAAGGCTAAGATGTACTCCCCCGAAATCCAATCTCAAGTCTCTATCTGGCGTCAGAAGGCCATCGAGGGCACTCTGACTATGGACGAGATGAAGGCCGCAATCAAGATCCTGCGAGAGGGCCGTGAGGCCGCTCAACTAGCCTCTCGATCCTCGACCAGCCGTACCAAGAAGCCTGTCAACACCGACAGCCTGTTCAACGAACTCGACAGTCTCCTGGGCTAATGACCTACATTCCCATCTTCACCAGCGAGTGCTGGAAGTGTGGCACCAGCCCCACGGTCGGTGTTTGTCGCCCTAGTGGTGCAGACGACACTAAGCTGTGCGGGCCACACTTCTTCGCCAATCGTGCTATGGTGGAGTGGGAATCTTGGAACGACCCTATCGATTCAACAGATTAGTTCTACAACAGTCTACTAAACGAGGCCAGCATGACAATCCAACCGGGACAGTTTCCCCAGGTATTCGATTCTTCGATTCTCAACGAGTTCAAGGAATGCCCAGAGAAATTCTACAAAGGCACCATTGAGCTTTGGAAGGCCAAGCAACACTCAATCCACCTTCACGCTGGCGCAGCCTTTGCCCACGGCATCGAGGCGGCCCGCAGAGCATTCTATGAGCAAAACCAAGACAGCGAAACGGCGGTCGCCCAGGGGCTCAAAGCCCTCCTACACTTCTACGGAAATTTTGAATACCCTGAAGATAGTGCGAAAACACCAGAGCGAATGGCCGGCGCTCTCGAATATTACTTTCAGCATTACCCCCTCCTCAAAGGGGAATCCGATCCTATTGTACTTCCCGGCGGACGCCTTGGAATCGAGTTCGGCTTTGTGGAGCCTCTTGAAGTCCTTCACCCGGTCACAGAAGAACCTATACTCTATTCGGGTAGAATGGATGCGGTCCTCCGGACCCTCGGTTGTACCTTGCTCACAGACGAAAAAACCACCACCCAACTCGGTGCCACCTGGTCTCGCCAGTGGGATCTTCGGGGCCAATTTACTGGCTATGCTTGGGGTTGCCTCAAGAATGGGATTAAGGTTGATGGTGCACTTATTCGAGGTGTCTCCATCCTCAAAACCAAGTATGAGACTCAACAGGCGGTAACCTACCGCCCGCAGTGGCAGATTGACCGCTGGTTTATGGAGACCAATGACTGGATCGCCGACGCCATCACTCAGTGGAAGCGTAAGTATTTCCGCCACAACCTGGGCGACACCTGTTCATCCTACGGCGGTTGCCAGTTCAAGCAAGCCTGCCAGTCCCAAGACGAGACCTCATGGCTTCAGACCTATTTTGAACGCAGGCATTGGGATCCTGTCCTGCGAACGGAGACTTTACTTGTCGAAGCGCAAACCGACCAACCCCCTAGTGGTCAAGAAACGTCGCCAGCCACAGCCTGAGCCTCCTTACCACCTTCGCCCTTTCGACCAAGGTATAGCTGATGGAATCCGCCGGCACTCCGATGCCCTCAGACGAGCATACGCTGATGCTGATTCAGCTTGGCGAGCACTCCGTATCGATCCACCGAAGGAAAAGTGACAGTGCTGGACGACACGTTTATTCTAGGCTTTTGGTATGTCCTCTCTGCCACAGGCTATGGGCCAAGCTTCTGGTCGAAGGCGAAGGCTACGCCATGCCCGAGGGAGTACCTTGCGAAGACTGCAAACATTTCGAGTCCTTCCACGACGACGAGGTCCCCGGTAGTATCCTCGAACAGGGGCACAACACACCCCTAGACTGGGATCTCCTAGACCTCCTGCCCCCAGACCTACTCTACCGCGAATTCTACCTACACCTTAACCACTTCAACCAAGGATTCACTCAAGATGAACGCAACACCATCTACAGTCGCATCATCGACCAGCTCGGTTCCTTCACAGGAGCCTTCATTACTAAGCGGAGTCAACATTCTACTTGAGGGTCCCACCGGCACAGGCAAGACCTGGATCTGTGGAACCCTGGGTGACATACCCCAACTCGAAACCTTCTTCCTCTTCACCGAAGCCGGTATCGAATCCCTGTTTGCCTATTGGAGCGACCGTGGCGAAGAAATCCCCTCGAACATCCACTGGCATGTACTTAGCAGAGGGACGACCAATTTTGCTACGCTCGCCGCTACTGCCGATACGATCAACCGACAGACCCAGGATAGTCTACACAAGATGCAAGATCCGCAACGTTCCCAGCATAATCAGTTCGTTGGTATGCTTCGAGCGCTTGCTGACTTTCCGGATGACCGAACGGGGAAGAAGTTCGGCCCAGTCGATTCCTGGGGACCCTCGCGCTGCTTGGTCATTGATAGCCTTACTGGGATCAATCCCATTGCCCTCAGCCTCGTCGTCGGTGGAAAGCCAGTCAAGTCCCAAGCTGACTGGGGCATCGCCCAGGATCAGATCGAAAAAGTCATAAGGCAGCTGACCGATGGATGTAAATGTCACTTCGTACTCACCGCCCACATTGAGCGGGAGGTTGACCAGGTCCTCGGGGGAACCAAAATCACCGTCTCCACGCTCGGACGTGCTCTGGCACCTAAACTGCCACCGATGTTTTCCGATGTTATTCTGGCGGTTAGAACTGGCGACAAGTGGAACTGGTCCACGGCGAACTCTCAGGCTGACCTTAAGACACGAAACCTCCCGTGGAGTGAGTCTATTACTCCAGGTTTCAAGCAGATTTTTGACAAGTGGCAGTCTAGAGGAGGACGTTTTTCAACTATTGTCAAGGCTTAACAACGATTTCTTGTTCACACTGTAACTCAACCTAAAGGTAAATCTCAAATGACCTCTCAATTCGATCCCAATGCTTTCCTTGATTCCACCACCACCGACCAGTCAACCCGCCTTCCGCCCCTGCCTATCGGTGACTACATCGCTTCAATCGACGAACTCAAGTCCAACACCTGGCAGTCCAAGGACGGCACCAAGTCGGGCTACAAGTTCGACGTGGTGCTCAAGGTCGATCCGCTGTCTGGCCCCGCCAGAGACCTCAAGGACATCGAGTGGCCGCCGCAGCTGACTGTTTCTGACTCCATCATGCTCGAGACCACCGATAGCGGTGCCATTGACTATGGTGTGGGGAAGAACTCCCGCCTGCGGATGTACCGCGAGGCCACCGGGCTGAACGTCGCCGGTCAGTCCTTCAGCCCTCGCCAGCTGGTCGGCCGGCAGATCAAGGTCAACATCAGCCACCGCGAGTACCAGGGCGACCTGTTCGCTCAGGTCGGCAAGCTGGCCAAGATCTAGGAGTCCTGGCCATGACCAGAAACGACACAACCGAGAACAAGCTTCGGCGTCTCGCTATCGCCTATGGCGAAATCGCCCAGAAGCTGGACGAAGCCGAACTCGAGGAGGAGCACGAGGCGATTCGTGATGCTATTGATGACCTAGAGGCGGCTATCAAAGACGCCGAAGAGGCCATCGAGGAGAACGAAGATCCTCTGGAAGAAGATGAAGCTGACGACGAGTAGTTAGACTAGCCCCCGGGGCCGGGACTTACACCGGCCCTCTTTTTTAGAACGAGGTAGGTAGAATGAAAATTGTAGATCGCATTCACAAGGGCCGTCCTGCAAGGTTTGTTACAGTAACTTGCTCTAACCAGACAGTTAGAGAACTGGGTTACTTCACCGACGTATACGCTAAAGAAGACATCCCTCGTCTTGACAGGGCTATGCTAATTTCGATGGAGTGCCAGTTAGAACTAGATGGCTTGGTGGAGGTCCAGTGAAAATCCACTCTATAGCCGCAGTAGATATAGTCGTCGAACCCAACCGCCAGCGTAAGGTTTTCGACGAGACCGCTATCATAGACCTCGCCGGTTCGATAACCCAACTAGGTCTAATCCACCCAATAGTCGTCCGTCAATTCGAGGACCAGATAATTCTGGTGGCCGGTGAGCGTCGCCTCAAAGCCCTAGACTACATCTGGAACTTCGGCGACAAGGTCTCTTGTGGTGAGTTCGAGTTCCCCGAGGGCCAAGTCCCATGTCTATTCCTAGGTGAAATCGACCCCATCGATGCCTTTGAAATCGAACTAGAGGAGAACATCCGCCGTGAAAACATCTCCTGGCAAGACAAAGCCCAAGCGACGGCCCGACTTTTGGAACTCCGTAACGCACAAGCTAAGGCTAATGAGGAAGGACCCTTCGATCACATTGACCTCGCTAGAGAAATTTCAGGAGTCCCTGATACCACGCCCAGTTCTGCGATCGCGCCTCTCACCGAAGCTCTGCGCGAGGACCTCATCCTTGCGCGCAGCCTCGGGGACTCAGATGTTGCCAAAGCTTCATCCAAGTCCGAGGCTCTCAAAGTCGTCAAACGCAAAGAAGAGGCTCGACGCAACGTTGAACTGTCTAGAACAGTGGGCGCCGTCTTCAACTCTAGTCTGCACACGTTGCTGCGAGGCGACTGTCTGTCTCTTATGCAAGGGCTATCTGACCAGACTTTTGACGTTATACTGAGCGATCCTCCCTACGGCATTGATGCCCAGGAATTCAACAATTCTGACGGTCTGGCGCCTGGCCCAGGCAGTCATTTTTACGATGACTCTTACTCGAACTGGTCCAACCTCATGCACGGGTTTGCTGTCCAGGCCGACCGCCTCACCAAGCCCCAAGCTCATCTATACCTATTCTGCGACATCGACCGATTCCATGAACTCAAAGGAATCTTCTCCGAGCAAGGCTGGACCGCCTTTCGCACCCCATTGATCTGGTTCAACCCCGGCGGTATGAGAGCACCCTGGCCGGACCAAGGCCCTCAGCGCAAATATCAGGTAATCCTCTATGCAGTTAAAGGCAAGCGTCCTGTTACCCAACTTCGTGGTGATGTCCTCGCCTACCCGAACGACCCAAACCAAGGACACCCGGCGCAAAAGCCGGTCGCCCTACTTACAGATCTTCTGCGCAGATCCGTCCGGCCGGGTGATACTGTACTCGATCCCTTTGCAGGCTCAGGCTCTATCTTCGTGGCGGCGCATTCGCTCAAGGTCAAGGCCACGGGCATAGAACTAGACGAGGCGGCGGCGGGAATAGCAGCAAGGCGGTTGGGAGAACTCAAATGAAGCACAAACCCGGCTACAGATACGCTCGCATGAATACTATTCACGAATACGAACTACTCCCAATCTCAATGGATATTGGGGTTACTTCGGTAAGAGAAGTCGTCATGCGTCTAGGCCCTGCTACCCAGTACGACATTCACGCCGGCTGGCGAGCCTACGAAACCGCCCGTGTGCTTCAGCAAGACGTAATGTCTAAGCAGCTAGACAATCCGTTTGCGCCTATCGTAAATGTTAGCTACGAACTAGCTCTCAAAGAGGACGAATGGTATATAGTTGCTAACGACTATGCAGTTGGCTGTAGTGGATTCTAAGCCATGATGCTCCGCTACATCCTATTCGACCCTAGACTATTCAACTGTATCCTTCTAGTCCTCAACCTCTGTTCTGCCTTGCGCTGGGCCTTGGCAGGGCGGTGGTGGAACACTGTTTATTGGCTGGCGGCATTCACCCTGACATTTGTGATTATGTTTGGTAGGAGAATTACCTAATGGTCCGCCCAGATGGTCCCATCCCTGCCAGCATCATGATCGTCGGTGAGGCCCCCGGTGCTGACGAAGAAATCAAGGGCATTCCCTTCGTCGGGACCTCGGGCCAGGAACTCAACCGCATGCTCCATGAAGCCGGTCTCACCCGCGCCGAGTGCTTCGTCACCAACGTCTGCCGCGTTAGGCCCCCCAATAACGACATCTCTTCCTTCATCGCCAAGACCAAAAAAGAAATCACCCCCAAGCACATCAAGATATTCGACAAGCACGTCCTTCCTCCCATCGTCGAAGGTCTCGAGCTACTCAAAAAGGAGATTGCCCTTGTTCAACCTAAAGTCATTCTGGCCTTGGGCAACACCCCCCTCTGGGCCCTCACCACCCGCTGGGGAATCACAAAGTGGCGTGGGTCCCTTCTCTCCACTGCACCGGATTACGGCCCTGCCGTCACGGTTATACCTTCATACCATCCAGCAGCTATTCTCCGACAATGGGATTGGAGAGCTATTGGAGTTCGAGACTTCCGTCGCGTTCGCGACATCCGAGATTTGGGTCCACCTGAAGCTCCTCGATGGAATTTTCGCATCGGACCCAGTTACGATCAAGCTATTTATGAGCTTGACAGCCTTCGAGAACGTCTCGACAGTGGATCTATCCGTCGTATATCTTTTGATATCGAGACTCGTGCAGGGCATATTGCTTGCGCCGGACTTAGCTGGTCGCCTGTTGACGCGATCTGTATACCCTTTATGTCGTTTGAACGACGATCAGGATATTGGACATTGGACGAAGAGTCGAACATCGTCTGGCGAGTATATCTTATACTTACGCACAAAAATGTAGAGGTCGTCGGGCAGAATATCCTTTACGATGCACAGTATACTTATCGTTACTGGCACTTTGTTCCACGTGTCGTGCAGGATACGATGATCGCTCAGCACGCTGTATTTTCCGCCCTTCCAAAAGGACTAGATTTTCTCGCTTCAATGTACTGTCGTTACTACGTCTGGTGGAAAGGTGAGGGAAAGGAGTTTTATGGCAATCTGTGAAGTTGAAGGATGCCGCCGAAAGCTATTGGCTAAAGGAATGTGTGCTTTCCACTACAAGCGAAAGAGATTTGGTCGCGATCTAACTGCACCTTTTCGGCCCTCTGCCATCTTACCCAAGTCGCATCCTGTCTACGTCGCGTGGACAAACATGAAGACACGCTGTGATAATCCAAACAGCACTCAGTATAAATGGTACGGTGGCCGAGGGATAACTTATGACAAACGCTGGAAGTGGTTCGAGAACTTTTATGCTGACATGTTTAACAGTTGGCAAGAAGGTTTAACTCTCGATCGTAAGAACAGTAACAAGAACTACGGTCCAGACAATTGCGTCTGGTCTACTCACCAGGAGCAAGCAAACAATCGTAATCCTAGAGGTTATCTCAATGGCGCTTGATGAAAGAATCCTTTGGCATTACAATTGTTTAGATTGCGTCTACACCGACGAGGTCGGTCTGGAGTTACTAAATGTCGTTGAGCGCCTCGGACTTACCCAGGTCCACGAATTCCAACAGCGAATGTTCTGGCCCGTGCTGCAAGCTATGCAGCGTGGAGTACGAATTGATATACCTCGACGCGATAGACTCATCGTCGAAGTACACAGTGAAATTGAAAAGAGACAAGCCTTTCTTACCACTGTACTTGGCGGCCCCTTCAACCCTCAATCTCCCAAACAGATGCACGCTTTATTCTATGAGGATCTCAAACTTCCAGTGCAGCTCAAACGAGGCAAGAAAGGCGAACCCTCCAGACCCACTCTCGACGACGACGCTATCACCAAGCTGGCTGCTAAAGAGCCTCTCATACGTCCACTTACTAACGCTATCGCAGATATACGAACACTTAGTAAATTCCTATCCAACTTCCTTGAGCGCCCGCTTGATGTCGATGGAAGAATGCGTTGCGCGTACAACATTGGAGGATCTGAGAGCGGAGCTAGCGCACCGAAAACCTATAGACTCAGTTCTTCCGAGAATGCGTTTGGTTCCGGAACCAACCTCCAAAACATCCCCGGCGAAAAGTCCAAGTCCATGGGTAAAGCTGCTGCCAGAACTGGCCTCAGCTTCATTGGTGATCCCTACCAGTTTCCTAATATCAGGGAAATTTTCATACCAGACCCTGGCTATACTTTTTTCGATATGGACTTGGAGCGTGCTGATCTGTTTGTGGTTTGTTGGGAAGCCGAAGACGAACAGCTAAAGACCGCCATGCGCCTCGGAGTGGATATCCACCTGCTCAACGCTTTCGTTATCACAGGCAAGGAACCGCCCGACCTATCAGAACTAGTCGAGTCCCATCCCAAGTACCTCGACTGGCGGCGTCCAATGAAAATGACTAGGGAATTTGCAAAGGTATTTTGTCATGGCACTAACTACGGCGGCAGACCCCCGACAATGGCTCAGCATACTGGCCGTTCAATTTCAGAGATTGATCGAGCGCAGCGGATCTGGTTCGGTGCGCATCCTGGAATTAAGCGATGGCACGATAGAATTAGTTTGCAAGTTCGGTCCAAGCGTTACGTGGAAAATAGATTCGGCTATCGCTGGTACATCTTCGACCGAGTTGACTCTATCCTTCCCGAAGCAATCGCTTGGATACCCCAGTCAACCGTCTCAGTCGTAATCAACAAGATCTGGGAGCGCATCTATCGTGAAATACCAGAAGTGCAAATCCTCATGCAGGTGCATGACTCGTTGCCGGGACAACTTCCTAGTGATCAAGTGGATAGCCTTATTCCACGGATACGTGAAGCCTCCAAAATCGTCGTCCCATATGATGATCCCCTTGTCATTCCGATCAACATTAAGACTTCCACTAAGTCCTGGGGCGACTGTTGAATCGTGAGGCATTTTGACGACTGGCTAACCGCGTATACTCAATACGCCTCTTATTCTGAGGCCCCCGCCAGGATGCACTTCTGGTCAGGGGTCTCTGCCATCGCCGGTGCTTTGAGGAGAAAAGTATGGCTACCAATGGGTTATTTTTCTTGGTTTCCCAATTTCTACATCGTCTTGGTCGCGCCCCCTGGAATCGTAAGCAAGTCTACCACTGCCGCCATTGCGATGAATCTTTTGAGGAAAGTACCTGGCGTAGTATTCGGCCCGGACGTAGTGACGTGGCCTGCCCTGGTAACTGCTTTTGCAGGAGCAAACGAAGCCTTCGAGTATCACGATGGAGTCGAGACTACGTGGATGGCCCAGTGTGCCTTGACACTCGAATCCAGTGAGTTTGGCAACCTAGTCAATCCTGCCGACCGCGATATGATAGACCTACTGGTTAATCTATGGGATTCTAAACAAGGCGCTTTCACGAAGGTAACTAAAGGCAATGGAACAGATCAAGTTGAAAATCCTTTTATCAATCTTATCGCATGTACAACTCCAGCATGGATTGCAGGTAATTTTCCGGAGTACGTCATTGGAGGCGGTTTCACTAGCAGATGCCTATTCGTCTACGCTGACGAGAAGGCTAAACTCATCGCTTACCCGATGGATCACATGCCTAGAGACATCGCTCAACAAGGACAAAAGCTAGTCGAGGACTTGATTGAGATAGCTAAGATTACTGGTCCCTACCACCTGGACCCTGAGGCCAAGCAGTATGGTAAAGAATGGTACGACCATCACTACAAAAACCGTCCACCAGAGTTGGACGACGACAGGTTCGGCGGTTACCTCGCGCGCAAGCAAACCCATATACACAAGACTGCCCTCGTTCTTTCAGCTGCGCAGAGAGATGAGCGGGTCATTACACGTGATGACCTGGCGCTCGCCAATACGATGGTTACAGACCTCGAGTTGGATATGGCAAAGGTATTTGCTAGAATTGGGCGAACAGAGACCTCGGTACAAGCAGAACGCTTTATTCGCTTCGTCCACAAGCGAGGCCAGGTTTCCTACGCCGCCGCCTATGCCTATGTCCACTCAGCTTTCCCGGATTCGCGTAATTTCGAGGCGATTGTCAAAGGTGCACAGTCGGCTGGCTTTATCTCTATAGTTCCAGGTCCTGGTAATAGTTCTATTTTGGTAGCTAGGCAACCAAAATAACCCACGTATGTTATGGTTCGTATAATCCACGTACAGTAGGAGTCCCCCTATGCCTCTCGTTCTTTTCACCGGCGTCATCGGCAAAACACCCCTAGCAGTAGAATCCACCCTGATCCTCTTCGTTAGCAAGGGCCAGGGTGGATTGTGCACCAAGATTCAAACTGGAATCCAAACCCCCCAAGGCATGATGGGGTTCGAGGTCATGGAAACTGTCGAGGAAGTGGTTGAGCTTGTTCGCTCAGCCAATGGTCAACCGCCCGGCGGTCTGGCAGACAAGCCTTCAGGTCTGTTGGCGGGCTAGCCTGTCTGCCAAAAAGGGTCCCCAGGACTTTAAATTCTGGGGGCTAAAAAAGTCCCCGTGTTCTTTCAAAACAGGTAGTCCAACAGTCTTGCTGCAATCAATATTCTTGATTGATGGATCACTACCGAGGTACCCACCATGACCGAGACCACCCCAAGCTTCATCGACGATTCCGAATTCCTCAGCTACTTTGGCGACTTCAGTAATCTGGTCCCCAGGGTTATAATAGACATCAATGAAACCACAGGTCGGTGGTCGTTTAATTTCTTGTTCGATTGCTCCGTTAATGAATACCGCTCCACCAACCACCAGGTTCTTCTGGATAAGGTGATAGGCTATTGCACAGCCGTTAGAATGTCCAATAAGGATATCTTCCAAATCAACATAAGGCTCGATTACTCCTTCGATAATAGGATTCAGTATGCGTGTTTCGACCGCCAGCTCGTAACCATATTCAGGATAAGCAACTCTAAATCCTCTGGCGGTTAGGTAGGGGATCAGCCCCTTAACGGGGCTGTCCTCCGTGGTGTGGATACCGTGGATCAGGTGGATTTTCATGCCGCCGGTGCTGGTGTAGGTGCCGGTGCTGGTTCAGACAAAGCCTTGAGGTTGGCAATACCCGCATCGATCTTAGCATCGATAGCATTACCCAAGGCGGTGCCTTCAGCAACCAAAAGACCCGGTGCCAGCAGATCCAGCTGGCCTACCAGCTTTAACTCTGCGCCAGGAAAATTCACTGCCCACTTGAGTGGGTCAGCGCCCATGTCCTGGCGGAACTGCTTAACCGCCTCCAGGGCAGAAATCAAACTAGGAGCCGCAGCAACCAGAGCCGGGCTAGGTGTAGAACTACTCATCTTCAAGGTCCTTTCGGCGGTGCCGAGTTGGGGTAAAAAAGCGTATGGGCAGCCGTAGCTAGAGTACCAGCCAGCAGTACCCAAGCCATAGCTTTAGGGTCAAGTCCTAGCGAACTAGCATTCATAGTAACAGCACCTAGGCCTACCGTTACTAAAGACAAAACCTTGTCTCCATTCTTCGCAAACCATTCCATAGTGATTTCCTTGTGTTAAGTCAAAACCTTTTGCGCTTGGGCAAATATAGTAAACAGCCTGGTAATCCACCCGTGACCATCTCTAGGCCAGAGTGGTGAGTGCGTATAGCGCATCGCTCGCATGGTCATTATTTGAACTGGATCGGTCGGTAGGGTTCGAGCGAAGTTCTGACCCTGGTTCACTGCACAGTCGAACACACAAATCGCCCTAGCCCAGGTCATTGCGTCACAGCCACAGTAATCCCAACGGTCCCTTTTGTAAAGGGACTTAGCAGTATCTAAGGTTAGACTAGCAATATCTAGGTCAGGATAGGCGGCGGCTGAAATCCCGTACTTAGTCCCTTTGAACTCTCCTTCACCAACCTTGCCAGAGGTCCAGTTTCCTGGGTCTGAGCGGTCGGTGGAGAAGACTCCTTCCTCTCCTACCACGATAGCGAAAGCTCGATCGAAGTAGTTCATGTTAGTTCAACGCCGTAGCAAAAGTCGTTCCGTTGGTGAAGATCCCCGCTGCGCCACTGAACGTCCCGGTCGCTAGCGCAAGAGTGACCGTGCCGCTGCTAGCGGTGGTTTTGAAAAACCCGAAGCTAGGCACGCCACCATTCTCCAACTCCGTGCCTGCATAGTGCGTTGAGGCGGGCTGCAGTGCCACCGGCAAGCCGGTCATGATAATACCAGAAGAGCTCGTTGTGGTGCATGTCAGCGTCCCGCCGGTGACAGTGAGGACGGCAACCTGCCCAGTGATTACATACGAGAACGTAGGTGCGACCGAGCCCGAACTGCACCCGCTGCTGTAAGTGAGGGTGAAGGTTCCGCTGGTAGCGATAGCGATCGCGGAGCCCTGAACGTAGTAGTTGCTGGCGACGTTGATCGTTCCGGCTCCTTCATCGCCACCGGTGGGGTTGC